GTGTGTGGGCAAGGCATTCGCGATACCCACGTTACCCGTAGTAATGATACTCGTCGCGTTTTGGAATTTAATCACATTAGAACCCGTTTGGTTACCGTTGATCAAAATTTCTTCCAAACTCGAGGCGATGTTAGACAAATAGGCGCCATCCCCAACGAATCGCGTGGCCACGACGTTTCCGGTGACGACCACCACGTTATCTCCATCATCGTCCACGTACACATTGGAACCAATCGCCAAATCGTGTTCGGGTGCACTGTTTGCTATACCAACCGCTCCAGTCGTGACTATACTGATTGCATTTTCGAATTCAACCGTGTTGGATGTGACATTTCCGTTGATGATAATCTGTTCAAAAGTAGACGCGATGTTTGTGAGGTATGCACCATCTCCAATAAATCGGGTGGCTGCGATGTTACCCGTGACGACCACCACATCGCTCCCGTCGTCGTCCACATACAGATTAGAACCGATACTTAAATCGTGTTGTGGCGCCAAGTTGGAGATACCCACGCGTTCGTTCACAAAGAAATTGTTTTGTACTTCGAGGTTACCCAACACATTCAGGTAGAATAGGTTACTATCGGGTAACACGTGGTTATCCGTGAATGAATTTTGTGTGTAACCCATCGAGAACCTGTCTTCATCCCCGTGGTGAATCAAACCGATGTTGTGTCCCGGGTGTTCTATGATGATACCCGCATCGAAATCGTGACTCGGGTTATTGTTTGCGAGACCAATAATTCTGTCTTGTATGACCAATTCATTCGACGAAACTACGTAGCTGTTACCGGTGACGAATAAGTTACCCGTAATTTCAGTATCGGCGCTAATGATGATGTTTCCGTTATCTCTTCGAATGGATGAGTCCACGAGATAGTTATCCGCACCCACGACCGGGATGCGATTCACGGTCAATCCACCCACCGAAATGTTTTGATCTATGTTTACGTTACCGGCCGTAGTGAACCCAGATGCGGTTATGATGTTAGACACCGTGTTTCCGGTATTCACGACTTGTTCCAGTGTTTGGAGCTTTGTGAGTAAATTTTCGGGTGCAATCTTTTTCATGTCGTTATTGGTTTCATTGACGTACACGTAGTTAGGAGATGAAGATATGGGTGCGTTTGGAATGTCGTTCGAGCGACCCACACCCGTCACAAATACGACACCGTTATTAGCGTGCGCTTTTATACATATACCAACGTTTTGTATTTGATCATTGAGACCATATGGTTTCGAGTTCATGACATTACCCGCACTCGTGTTGCTCACATAGACGGTTTGACCTTCTGTGAACCCAAGTGTATTAATACCGGTCACCTTACCATACGCCACAGCGACACCTTCTTCTCCGGGAGCCACATTTTCGTGGATGAGACCGATGGCTGGCATGGTTGAACTCGAATCAGATTTTGCGAGTGCCACGTTTGCGACATTATTATTGAATGAATCTACAATGTACACTACATTACCTTTATGAAGTGTATCACCTGTGGTGTTGTGTACTTTAATGAAGTTGTGTATATTGAAATCATTTACCCAATTCTCGCCATCGTATGTGAGAAGGTGATCCGTTTGTAGATTCGTGATGATTACATTTGACAATTGGTCGAGTTTGACTTCAACGTTTGATGTTAAATCGGTTGTGAACGCAGTCGTTGGGTTGGTAAATTGGACCGTCTGTGTGGTCGCATTACCCTTATCCGATACGACTTGGAGGGTTACATTCGAAAGAATGCCGCCATCTCCATAATACGTATTTGCGTGCACGGTGTTAGACGCGACGTCTTCCGCGGTGAGCGTTTGGGACACACGGATGTTTCCGGTGACGTCTATGGCATCAGTGGACAAATCATCAATGACGACATTCGAACCAATGTCCAAAGCGTGTGACACGGACACATTCCCAGTGGCTACGATGACATCTTCAGCTAAATCATCGATGATGACATTGGAACCCACGTCGAGCCCTCTAGAAACCGCAACGTTCCCAGTGGCTACGATGACATCTTCAGCCAAATCATCAATGACGACGTTTGAACCCACATCGAGCCCTCTAGAAACCGATACATTCCCGGTAGCCACAATCACATCCTCTGCGAGGTCATCAATGACGACATTGGAACCAATGTCCAACGCGTGCGACACCGATACATTCCCGGTGGCCACAATCACATCTTCAGCCAAATCATCAACGACGACGTTTGAACCAATGTCCAATGCATGGGATACAGAAACGTTCCCAGTCGCGACAATCACATCTTCAGCGAGGTCATCAATGACGATATTCGAACCGACATCCAATGCGCGAGACACGGACACATTCCCACTCGCAACAATCACATCTTCAGCGAGGTCATCGATGACGACATTGGATCCGACATCAAACGCGTGTGATACCGATACATTCCCACGCGCGACAATCACATCTTCGGCGAGGTCATCAATGACGACGTTTGAACCAACATCAAGTCCTCTAGAAACTGCGACGTTCCCAGTAGCCACGATGACATCTTCAGCCAAATCGTCGATGACTACGTTTGAACCGATATCCAAAGCGTGAGACACCGCGACGTTTCCAGTGGCCATTATCACATCTTCACTGAATTCGTCTATCAAGACGTTTGAACCCACGTGTACGTGCTCCGATGCATACATGCCACCGGTGACAGACACGACATTTGATTCGAGTGTGTCGACGACAATATTTGGACCTACAGTGAGTTTACGAGACGTGTGTATGTTTCCTTGAACAGAAATTTTATCACTCGCGAGTGTGTCTATGATGACATTTGAACCAATGGTTGATTTTCGAGTTGTGTGAGTGTTCCCGGTGGCTACGATCACATCCTCGGACAAATCATCAATCACAACGTTAGAGCCTACATCAATCGCACGGGACACGTAAGCATTTCCAGTCAAAACCAAAACATCCTCGGACAAATCATCTATGACGACATTCGAACCCACATCGATCGCATGGGACACGTATGCATTACCAGTCAAAGTCAAAACATCCTCGGACAAATCATCAATCACAACGTTAGAGCCCACATCAATCGCATGAGACACGTAGGCATTACCCGTCAAAACCAAAACATCCTCTGACAAATCATCTATCACGACATTCGAACCCACATCGATCGCATGGGACACGTAGGCATTACCCGTCAAAGAAAGAACATCCTCGGACAAATCATCTATGACGACATTCGAGCCTACGTCGATCGCGTGGGACACGTAAGCGTTTCCAGTCAAAGTCAAAACATCTTCTGCACGTTCGTCAATAACCACGTTTGACCCCACGATCACCGCGTGGGACGTGTATGTGTTACCAGTCACGGATATCACATTTGACGCGAGAGTATCCACAGTCGCATTGGACCCGATTTTCATCGCACGAGACGCATACACATTACCAGTGACGCTCACCTTTTCGGCGACGTCATCATCTATCACGACATTTGAACCAATAGAAGCTCTCGTGACTACGTCGAATGCGTTAGACACGTGGAGATCACCGTACACTTTCATTTGAATGAGATTAGACGAATCCGGAACCAGATCGATGTCGGATGCATCACTTTGTGTGAAACCCACCATGAACTCATCCTCATGTCCCCGGTAACCTATACCCACGTTTGTATCTGGTCTAGTCATGATAACACCCATATCCGTGGTAGAAATCGTGTTATTGTTCGCAATTTCTATGATGGCGTCATTTATCGTGGTGTTTTCGGTTCGCAAGGTGGTCAAAACACCTGCGACATCCAAGTTACCGTATATGCGCGCGTCGTTCGTCACGCGCAATTCTCTGGTGGTTAACTTATTTGTGATGTTTGCATTACCGGTGACGTTTAGTACATCAGATGCATCATCTTGAACATAAAAATTTGATCCTACGTCTAGTGTGTGAATAGGTGCCACATTGGATATACCAGCCGTGTTAGAATATGTGATAAAAGCGTTTTCGCCCTTGAAAATCATAGTATTTGAGGTGACGTTACCATTTACCGTTACATCTTCTAAATCAAAAGCAAGAACATCTGAAGCCAAAACACCTGAGTCCATGATTTCTTTCGTTGCGGTGTTATACGTCATCATCTTAACGTTTGTATCAAACAAATCGGGTTGTTCTCGGAGAGGTGTCATGTACATCGCCCCGGGTATGGTCGCGTCTATCTGGACATTACTCGCGTTAAAAACGATTGTATTTTCCGCCTGGTCGTCCGTACAGTTTTTACCAAACCTAATCTTGGTAGACCTCTCTACCGTCGGTAAGTTCTTAACCATTTAATATAGTATTGTATTTTAATTTGCGTATACGAGACCCGCCATACCATTTTCTATTCGTAGTATGTTGTAATTTACTGCATAAATTGGGTCATTTATGAGCATATTTTCACTCATAATTTTTGCTGAATCTAGTCGGCTAAAGTTCAATGTACCCGTAGGCTGAAGAGAACTCGTGGATAAACAGAAGCAATACAAAAAGAAATCTGGAGAAGTCACGAAATTTGTGTGATAATAGTTCATTACATCTATGTAATGTGGCTTACCCCATTTGTAATTGCCTATATCCAAACCATTTATGTTTAATTTCACTTTATTTCTAGTAGAAGTGAGTGCACCTTCTGTCGTGGTATCAGATGACGCGAGATATTTTACTGGGTGATTAAATGTCAAATCTTGGGTGAGTTCACCCGATGGTATGTTTTTCTGAACTTGTGTGATCAACATACTGTGATTTCTAGACACGAGATTTCCGCGTTCTTCGTTGTCCAAGTAATAATAATTCGCAAACATTTCTACGTTGTAGTTTCCAGCATCTGGACCCCAGTGAATGCGCATTTCTACGTTATGGTAATGCAATGCGACAATTGGAAGAGCACACTGTGGTCCTTCGCAAAAGAAGAATCTAAAAGGATAAAAATAGGATCGAGCGCTCACACCTGGGTGAGTACCGTTTGCGCTCTTTGATACGTTTTGTGCAAACGTATCTATAGCAATTTTTTCAGTAAAAATAGAATCTTGTGTGTCTATCACGTGGCCACCAATGAGGAGTTCAGCTTTTTCTATCACTCGATCCCACCTCTGGACGTCGAGTGACTGCGTATTATCATCAAGTGTGAGATACACGTATCCCAACAAATCTCCAGTGCGTTCAAATTTTACACTGGACATAGCGTTACCTTTCACAGCCCCCTGTATAGTCTGTTTCTCTACGGACTGTGAAAAGTTAGAATGCCGTTTAAAAGTCGACGAGAAGAATGAAATTTCTGGTGTACCGATGATATGTTCATCTTGAGCGCCTATAGCGATCAACTGTACGACACCTGCCGACATTTATAATACTAAAAGGTAAAAAAATAACACTTACCTGCCTCACACGAATGGCATGTTTTTCTTTTTGCATACAAACCTAAATGACATAAAGTTTTCTGAGCCATTATCTATGGTGACACCGTTTTCGTTTCTGAGTGTACACGTGAGGCGATCTAATTTTCGAATTGGAGTGGAATATTGATGAACAATGTCATAATTGTCTCTGAATGTTATTGGATCCGAACCATTTTGGATCACCATACCGAAATTTTTAGTCAACACGGACAAATCACCTTGACCGCCGTACACATTTGAAGCTCTTTGTGCGTAGTTAGTGTCGAGTTCTTCCACTGAAATATAACACACGTTAGATCCAGTCGTATCTATTCTCGCAGAAGTAAGTCTCGCTTGAACTATGTTTTCAAGAGGCTGCGTCAAATGCACCGTGAATGTATTTTTGCTATCTTGACCGATTGTGTCAACCACAATACTGTGATATTCATATTCAAAATCAGGCAAAAATGATTGAGATGTAGTCACAGTTGTCATTTATAGTAGTTTAGATTAAAGATCCGCCAATGCCACCCACGATCTTCGCGTCGGCTTGGTCCTTCACCCACTTTTGGTCACCGCAGATACCACCCGGTCCCTTGGTGTTCGCGTAGTAAGCTGGGTTTTCGGAACCTGGTACGCAATCGAGGCTAGATTCCAAATCGAAGAAAGATTCCTTTCCGGTGAGTGGTTCAGTTTCGATTTGCCTGGGGACATACGCGCTGCGCTTTGGAAGTCTGATCGTACTGATTATCACGATGAGACAGAAAACAATAGCGATGGCCGTGAGTGTGTTCCGGTTGGTGGCGTTAAGTTTCATTTTATATTTAGTATACATTTTTTTATAAAGTGCGTTAAAGAGATTGGAATAGTTTCAAAGTACAGAGTAATGGATGGAGAGATAGTTCTCGATCGGAGCAACACAAACATCATGAAGCTCGATGATGATGAACAGGCTCTCATGGACGAAATTCAGATAGAGGCACCCCGACCCAGACCCAGGTTCTCTGCGCCAAAGCCAACCGTGTATAAACCACCTCCCCCGCCTGAACAACAAGAAGACATTAATGCTTTCATGAATCCAAGTAAACAAAGTGCACCTCCTGCTCCACAGGAAGCCCCAATTGATTACGGGGAATATGAAGAATATGATCAGGCACCGGATATGGGAGGTGATTACATGATGCAAGAAGAAGAAAGACCTTCCAATGGTTACAGTAGCATCGACGAAGAAAAGGCGGATCTCGTAAACAAGCTTGGCCGTCTCGAAAAGAAGGGTTTTGCTGTTAATAAGCGCCTCAATGTGTATTCAAATGTAGACGATTTGAGAACAGAAGTGAAGCGTATTACGTATAGCATAGATGTGGATAGATCCATCAAGTTTTCTAGGCGTATGCTTGTCGCGTGCGTGACTGGTATTGAATTCTTGAACAAAAAGTACAACCCATTCGAGATTCAACTCGAAGGTTGGTCAGAAAACGTCATGGAAAATGTGGACGATTACGATGAAGTGTTTGAAGAATTGTATGTCAAATACAGAACAAAGGTCAGCGTTGCCCCAGAAATCAAGCTTATCATGATGCTTGGTGGCTCCGCGATGATGTTTCACCTGACGAACAGCATGTTCAAGTCGGTTCTACCAAACATGAATGACGTGATCAAGCAAAATCCATCTCTCGTGCAAAACATGATGGATGCCGTGAAGAACACGGTTCCAAAGGCGGAACAGGGTGGGGATGCTCAATCAGGCGAACGTTATGAGATGAAGGGTCCGGGCATAGACATCTCTTCTTTGATGGGTAACATCATGATGCCTCCTCCACCACCCATGAGTACCTCAGCGCCACAGCCACAGCCACAAGAGGACGATGATGACGATGACGCCATCTCTGATATCGTTGAACCAGTGGATGAAGGTGAAGACGAAGATGAAATCAAAGAAGTGAAGGTTCCAGCCACCAAATCTAAAAGAGGCAGGAAGAAGAAGTCAGTCGAAATAAATTTGTAAACATAGTATAAATGATAGGTTACTGTCCTTTGGATGAGGTGGAGCCGAGGCCAAGACCTCCTCCACCTATGATTCAGAGACAAATGCACAATAGAAACACAAACATGGAAGACACCGAGTGCAATTACGTAGTATTGTTTTTCATCGCCGGTGTCTTGGCGCTTGCCGCCATGGATGCTATTAAGAAATAAGTCCTTTTACCAGCCGCATACTATGTGAATGGTAAAAAGAAAATTTAAGAGTTTTCGAGATCTTCGACCATTTCGCGAAGTTCATTGATCGCAGACACCGTATAAGTCATTATACTGTAATAATCCAATTTAGCGTATTCACTCCCCCAATCATCGTATGATGGTTCGTTTTTCGTCTCGTTTGGTGTAGCGTCTTTACCAGGTATGACTACGTGACGTATTTCAGGTGCATCATAGTATATGTCTTGTGCTATGAACCCCGTCTCAGTGCGCCCATCTTTATCATACATCACTGGGTTGAGTTTTGAAATTATGTCTAGTGAATTTTCTATGACGGTTATGTTTGATTTAATTCTTATATCAGATGTACCAGAACCCCCAATATTTGTGATTCCAGAACCGTCACCAAATAAATACTCACCATACACATTCCCATCTACCACTAAATTTGAAAAAGTACCTGGATTGTCTTCGTAATAACTCGTTCCAAATGATATGGCGTGTAGTGGATTTGTATTGTGTAGACCGATCCTCGCATTACCACTCGAGGGATAAGATTCGGTAATAAAGTTTGTGGATGCACCTGGACCATCTACCCATTCAGGTAAACCCGAACTATTTATGGCTAAATATTGCCCCGCATTACCAGCGGGTAACCGTGTGAGAGTGTCCGTAGCGGATGCATAAAGTATGTCCCCGGTTTGAATACCAGTGATACCAGTCGTCGACGTGACCTTTCAGATAACCACTCGCTTCGAGGTCTCCATCGAAATAGGACCCACGAGAAGTCACATTTCCCTCGTTTACGACATCTTCTAGTGTGGGTGCATATTTGTAATATTTCCGCTGCGACCTTTTGTATGGATCACACGGCATTCTGTAATTACACTACAATTTTATCAAACACTCGCCGCGTGCAAACACATCATTGTCTTCCTCGCGTTTCATTTTAGGCATTTTGAACCCACCCTGTTTATACACGCGCAGACGTTTGTTATACATGGCGTGACACACCGACCACTGATCAAATATATCGTATATGTTTGGGTTGTTCTTCTTCCCTTTCGTCTCACGCATGATTCTGCCGATGGACTGAACTATGTCTGATTTAGGCGTCGCGAGGATCACCGTGTCGAGTGTAGGTATATCCAATCCTTCGTGTGCTTGGCTGAACGTCGCGAAAATGATCTTTTTCTTACTAGATTCCGTGAGTTCCGATTCTTTCATGCCACCCATGTAGAGTCCGGACGTTTTTGGAAAACACTGATGAAGCATCATGCAATGTTGACGTCGATCGCTCAACACGAGTAATTGTCTCGTACCCCTCGTGATGCGTTTAATGAGGTCGACCAACATCTTGTTTCGGTCGCGGTTCTCCGTGAGTTCCGTGATCATCG